TCTTTAAGCTGAGTTTTGTCCATTCCTGCAAATGGATTAGATGGTTGTTCTGGCTCATACTTCTTACCTGCTTTTCTAGCCATTTCCCTCATTTTCCATTCAAGTGCGTTATCGCCTGTAATTGTTGCCATGTTCATTTCTCCGATTAAATACCACGTTCTACTGCTTCTTCCATTGCTGCACGTTCTGTACGCACATCCATTTGAGCTAATAGCATAGCTAATTGCGCCTTCATTTGCTCGATTTCTTTCTGAGTTTCAGTTTTAATAACTGTGTCATGGGCAATAGTATCAGTGCGCAATTGACTGTCAGCTTGTCTAGTAGCATTATCCATTTGGGCTTTTTGCAACATAGCTTTATCTTTTTGCTCTGCAACACTAGCGCCATATTTAATATCTAAAGTCATTTGCTGTATCTGTTGCTGTAACTGCTGAATAGTTTGCTGTGATTGCGCCAACTGCATTTGTACTTGTGGAGGCACATCGGACTTATCATCAATCTGCGCTAATGGATTAGCTGCGGCAAGTCGGTCAGCAATAATATCAGCACCAGGGAAATCCATATTTCTAAAGATTAAATCACCCGCTTGTGCCATTAAGTTAGGGTCAGAAGGCAATAGAGTCATCATAGAATCAACCGCTTCTTGACGTTTAGAAGCATAGCCTGGGCCTGTTTCCATCACAATATCGTATTGACCGACTGTTACGTCATTTAATACTTTTTCTACGCCTTGTTCATCAACGCTACGCTGATTTAAAGTAACTAATTCACCTTTGTTGTCTGCGCCAATAATACGCAATACACGCTCTTTATCGTAAATATGAGGTATTAAGTCTAAACAAATACGCCCACATTGACGAATTGAGCGAGTCAAATTGTCATAGTAATGGAAATTAGTCATATCTGACTGTTGCTGTTGACCTTGCAATGACTTGCCAGATTGCATACCTTGTGGAAGTTGACCTGGGTCAAAAATACCAACAACTGCCATTAAGTCAGAATTTAATCCTTGTAATGCTGTAACCATTCCAGAAGGAGGAGGTTCAGGCTGAATACGAGTAGGAACTGGGGCCATGCGACCCTCTGAGTCGGTTTGCTTGTAACGCAATACAGGCATGGACTTAATGTTTGCTGTGTTCCATTCCATTTCATGGCCTTCATCTTGACCTTCTGCGAGCAAGAACTTAGCTTTAGGTGCAAGGGCTACGGATTCTGTAAGAGCTGTTGACCAGAAGTTATACATTCTTTGTGGGTCTTTAGCCATGCGAGTAAGGCCAAATTTCTTTTTCTTACTATCAACAATAAGCTGTTGACCATATGCAGGGATTACAGGAATATATTTACCTACCCAATCCTTTTGTTCCAATACTTGCATACCCGTTAGCTTGCACCATTTAATCTGCTTTTTAATGGTTTCACGCTTAGAAACGACATAAATGCCAGCATCTTGCAAGATTGTTTCTTTAGGCTTTTCATCTTCATAACAAGTCGTGCCATCGCTTAATAGCAATAGCTTCATGCGCTTGTGTTCTGTATAGAAGTATTCGGCTACCCTAATATCTTCTTTAGTAATCCATTCTGACTGGCTATCTCCTGTGCCTCTAGGATTAAAGCCACCGCCATCATCAGCGCCAGGGTACATCTTTCTAAATACTTCTTTGCTCATTACTTCAGTAATTAAACATTTTTCAGCATCAGAACCATCAGGTTCAGTCGAATTAGGGTCAAAATAGACCATAAAAGGATTTTCAATACGCTTAATATAGATTTCTTGATTAAACGAATCAGGGCTTGGGAAGTCGTGAACTACACGCCAAAAGCCCCAACCCATACGAACAGCAAAATCAAACGCATTGTCATAAGCTGAATCAGCATCGCTTTGGTTCTCAATATGGCGCAAGATGCCAGTAATAATCTCGGCTACCTTTTCATCTGACTCATTATTCATGCCATGCGCCTTCATTCTAGGGCGCTGTTGACGTTGTTGATTAGTAATTTGACGGCAATAAGCATCAATCTTATTAATTGTCAGATAAGGGCGAGATTCCAATAAACGGCTGTTTTGAATTTCTACCGGCCATTGGTCCCCACCAGCGAATTTAAGGTCATCAAGGGCTTCTACACGATTATTAGAATCATTATCAGCGCAAAATCGTAGAAACTCTTTAGCTTCTTCGATTACGCCATCTTCATAGTCATCGCCAAACTCCGTAGAGTAAACGCCACCATTGCCTGAATCATAAACTGCCATATTATTCCTTATTAGCTCATCCAGCTTGAAACACTATAATCCATTGGTTTGCGTTTGACTACTTTCTTTTCTTGAATCATAAGCCCAATGTACCTAAAAGCATCAGCTCCATGCGAATAATTATCATGCAATGGCTTTTGACTAAAGCCTTTAGTATCAGGGTCTACATCATAGCGATAATGCCGTAAACAATCTAATCCAGCAGTTGTATTATTTTTATCAAAGTAACACGAACTAAATATTGTTCTAGCAGCATTAATAGAATCAGCAATAGGCGTTCTTTCGATAATCCTAACATTAAATCCTGAATTTCTCACTATTTCTTCAATACTGCGACCATTTGCAGCTAAAGTTCTATTCTGAGCATCATGGGGTAAATAGAGAGTTTCATAGACATAACCAAATGTCTGCATTTTTCCAAGTATTTCGCTAATAGTCGTTTGAGTTGTTTCAAAGTAGCGTATTAGCCTTGTTTCCATTCCTATAAACTGTACAAACCAAATAGCTGTTGCATCTGCCCAACCAATATCGAATACTGCTAAAACAGGCTTAGTAGCATCATAAGGCACGTTACAAATCCTGCCATCTTGCTCTGCTCTAGCCATTTCTTTGCCAAATACAGCTCCATCAATCGTAGACCTTGTGAAACCTTCCCATACGTTCTGATAAGACTCAAAATCCCTATTTCTAAGGCTTTGACGCTCTAAATCCAATACTTCAGGAAACCAAGGGTTATCGTTCCAGTTTACCTTTTGTACTACAGCATTGTCAGGAGGGCTGATTACAAACCGCTTATAGGTTTCATCTGTAGGCAATTCAGGGTTAAAACTAATCCAAATCTCGCTATTTTCTTTACGGATTGTAGGAATAAGAATATCCCAAGATGTAGCCGTTACGTTGTTTGCTTCCTCTACCCAGCAATAATCAATACCCTCAATAGACTTTAGCCCATTAATATTGTTCTTGATACCGGCAAAGATAAACTCTGTGCCGTTTAAGCCTTTAATGCTTGTTTGAGTAATGTTGTAATGCGCTTCTAGCTTCATTTCATAGATTTGGTCTACCAAGAGCTTATGAACTGAATCCTTAATGGAAGTCTGGAACTCACGAGCACATAAGATTCTTAGGGTACTTTCTACGCCTTTGCATAGTAATGCTCTAGCTATTGAATGGGACTTTCCTGCACCACGACCACCATACAGTACACGATAACGACTATTTTTAGGTTCAAATAAGCATTTTAGCTTGGCAGGAAAAGAAGGCCAGACAATGCCATTAGCATCAATCTTGGTTTCCATGACCCTCTACGAATGTAATAGCAATCCCTTTAACAAGCTCTACACCATCAGGACCGCTTATCTCAGTAGCTTGTACAGCTTTGCCTTCAACTCTATCCATGATTACGCTAAGAGCAGCTAGGCTACCTTCTTCAGCTTCCTTGAACACTCCCTCAATGATTCTTTCCATCTTCTCAGGGTTAGCAAGAATAAATCGTTTCATCTGCTCAGTAAATGGCTTTTTCTTAGCATTTTGGTTGCCCTTCATGCTTTCAGCTATCTTAGCTTTAGATTCTTCTGTGTGCGATTCTAATGTCATGATTTTATTAGTTATTAACTATTATGAACAGATTATTCATAGCTAAACTCTATTACTCATTAGCCATTGAGTCGCTATTAGCTTCAGCTTGGTTCACATCAGCTTGGACTGTAGGGCTATTGAGCATATTAGTCCATTGGTCTTGTAACTCTTGAGGTACGCCAGGTTGCAAAATAATAGCGTTCATATCAGCTTCAATTTGTTCTGTAGATTGTGGCAATGGATACGGAACGTAGATATTAGGTGTCATGCTACGTTATCTTCTTGTGTTACTTCAGGAGGCGTTTCTACCGCAGTAGGGATTTGTGGCGTTGCAATAGCTTTAATGCCATCTATTAGGGGTTGAGCATATACATAAGGAATCTTGCTCAATTCTTGCAATAAGCCGTTTACTTGGTCTACAGTAAATGTAATATTCATTTTTTAGCTTTCTTTTTGGCTTCACGTTGTACGCTTAATGCGATAGCCACTGCTTGTTTAGGTGGTTTTCCAGCTTTAATCTCTGTTTTAATATTAACTGGAACTGCTTTTTTACTTGCGCTTTTCTTTAGTGGCATGGTATTGCTCCTAGTTGTAGCCTTTTTAAGGGCTGGTTTGCGTTTAATACCTTCTTGAAATATTCTTTCTCGTTCAGCAAGTTTTTCATCTTCATTGCTAAATTTAGCC